TTTTTACCTCTGGTGGCTCGATTCCTACATATTGTGCTGAAAAATTAAATGCCTTCTGTAGTTTTTGCTCTAGCTCCATAGAAACCATTGCCAACATGGAGTTTGTATCAACACGATCTAATCTTCTGGCATCAGCAGATTCAGCTACAAACTTCTGTTGTGATAGTGTACTGATTCCTAATGTTGCCATTTGCATTTGTAATTCTTTAATCTCTGATGATTGAGCTTCAAATGCACTACTCGCTGGCTCTACATAGTAAATTTTATTTCCAGGTTGAGTTGCCATCGCATAATTAACAGATATAGCTAAATCTTTAGTCTGATCGTCATATCCTTCCATTACCAGCATTGGTTGTGATGCAACGTGCAAACTATGTATTAAATCAGCTTGTCTTTGGAAATGTGCCAAATTTAAATAAGCAATGTCCAATAAAGGTGGTTTACTTACTAAATTTTCAACTTTTCCAGAATAAACAGTAACTAATGGTATTTCTCCTAAAGAAAAACTACCCGATTCAGCTAACTTATAATCTTCCCCTGTTGTTCCAGTATCAAACTCTCCAGCATAAGAATTATCATCAACGTCATACATTGCATCAATTTGATCCTTCTTACGAAATACTCTGTAGCTTCCAGGTTCAATTACTCTTACTTGGTCATAAACTTTTTCTCCGAAAGCTCCATCAGGTAATACAGCTTTTTCCGCTATCCTTGCTTGTATTAGATTTCCATAATTGGATTCTCTATCTAATCTCCAACCTAAAAGATTGGTGGGATCTACTTCAATCCAATAAGGTCTACGATTTTGTTGTCTTTCTTCTGCAAGACTTAATGCACCAGAAGGTGCTGGATAATCAACAAGAATATGACTTTGACCATAAGTAAGAGAACACATCAATATTCTTCTTGCGTATTCATCTAAATCTGAACCGCAACCATCAACATCTGCCTTAAACATTTCTGTCCAATATGGATCGCCTGTTAATGTTATCGGCTTACGAAGTACAAGACCTGTGGCTGCTCTTATCAATCTTTGTGTAAAAGGACTAAATACAGCACGATTTACTCTTGCCATGTAAGCTGAGTAATCTTCTCTTGGCTCTAATGGTAAGAACGCTTCGCTATTTTCTCTAAGATATTCTGTTCCCTCAGTAACAGCTTTCATTATTTCCCAACCCTTCATCATGTCTAGAACTGCTCTAGTTCTAGTAAAAGGACTATCTATATCTCCAATAGATGTAGAGGTAACTACTTTTGTTCTAATGTCTCCAGGAATTGAATAAGTCATCAATTAACACCTCCATCTTTTTAATGCTAACGCTTTTCTAGTTGGTCGGCCTTTACTATCTTTCATCGGACCTTTAACTCCTTTCATTCTCGCACAAAAACTTTTTCTTCTAGCTGCTCTTTTTCCTGTAGGACTTTTTTCAGTAACAGGTGCTTGTAAATTACTTCCTGTAGCACGATTATATTTAGCTCTTCCTTTCGCAGTCAGTCCACCTCTTTTAGACTTTTCGCCTCTTCCTACGGATAAACTAACTCCCTTACGTTTAGCCATTATTTGCCCACCTTTTTCATGGTCATAGTATGAGCTTCAGTAAAAGTTTTACCTTTTAACATCAGCTTTTTCATCTCTTCCATATGTTTTCTAGTATGAGTATTCTTCTTTTTATGCCTAGCTAGTGCATCTTCCTGTCTTTTAGTAAGTCCTTTCATTTCTTTTTCCTCTTTTTCTTAGACTTTAACTTCTTAAAATCAGCACCAGTAATCTTATCCCGTGGTGGTGCAACAGCAGCCAGTTTACGCTGTTTTGCAGAATAAGATTTCTTAGGCATTAGATAGCAGAAGTAATAGCACCAGTAGTTACAAAACTAACTGAAACTGTAGAAATATCTCCAACAGTAGAACTGAAAGATGTTCCTGTGATAATTCCGTTAAAACTTAATTTTTTAGTACCTGATGTATCTAAGAAAAGGTTAAATGCAGCATCACCAGAATCTTCTGTTGTTAATACATCACTAATAATTTCAGCAGTATCATCTCCACTTGTAGCTGTATAAAGAAGATCAACTGTTCCAGAACCAGAAATTAAACTTCCTACAAAACTTCTTGATGTTGCACCATGAGCAGTAGTTTCTAATGTGTCTTTTGTTGTATCTAATGTCCAAGCTGTTGTAGAAGCTATAGCTCCAACTGATCCAGTTCCGTTATCGAATGATACAGAGCCTTCTTCACCACGAAAAAATGCCATGATTTACTAAAAAATTTTACTTATACGACTATATTACCTTGAAACTGTAACTTTCACAGTTATTTTTTCTTTTTAGTTGACTTTTTTGTAGTTTTTTTCTTTTTACCTTTACGCATAGAAGCAACATATCCTTTACATCTAGCTAATGCGTGATTTGAGGTCATTTTTAACTCCGTTTTTTAGCTTTTTTGCGTCTATGTTGATATGTTATCTTCTTACTACCTGTTTTGGCACGTTTAAATCTTGTTTTCTCACTTGATGACATTTCTCCAGTAGTCTTAGGTGTCTTACTTGATACACGCTTACTTGGTCTACAGGCTGGATAGCCTCGCTTTTCGCCCTTTTTTCGGCCACAAGGTTTACCAGTTTTGACATCTACCCAGTTTTCTTTAAACCAACGGGTTAGACCACCACTACTTCTTGCCACGTTTCTTTGCCTCAGTTCGATAAGTACCACCACGTTTTTTGTACTCTCGTACAAGCCACGCATTTGCATAAGCACTTGGATAAACCTTGAACTTACGCTTGGCTTCTGACTTTACCCTGGAGTATAACGCTTTATTGACAGGAACATTTGCCACGTTTTTTACCTCCTTTCTTCTTTTTCTTCTTCTTTTTCATCCCTGTATGGTAAGGCATAGTAAGAATTAGGTAGTTCTTAGTATATTCTAAACGAAGTTTGGCCGAGTGTCTCTGGCTTCGCTAAATTAAATTGTTGCAAACATAAATACCCGAAAGCATCAAAAGCATGATCTACACCCAAATTTTTATTTGGTAAACCCGTATTTGGGGCATACGTTAAAGTTCTTAATGCTTTTATTAATTCTTTACATCTTGGGTGGATTAATGTTCGCCTTTCTCCATTTGCATCATACAAAGCCGTATTTACAGAAGTAATCTTATCCCTAATCTTCCACGGGCTTTTTGGACTCATAACTGTAAATCCAGACCTCCTAAGAATATTATGGTCCGTAACTCCAACCCCACTTGTTTTTCTCGCACTACCCGTAGGGTCTGGACACGCAATAATTCGCCTATCTACCCCATACCTTCTGATAACTTCCTCCGCAAAATCCCAGGTTGTTGCACCACCCGTCAACATAACCTCGTCAAATACATAAAGACAGTCATTATGCTTTACCGCACAAATTCCTGCCATTGGATCTACGTTAAAGTCTAATCCCAAAATTAATGGCAACATTTGTAAATCCTCCACCTCGCTACTTATATTCTCATCGCCAAAACTTACCGCCACCAATCCCGTAAGATTCTCAAAACTTGCCTCGAACTCCTGCTTAAATGTTCTTTTGTCCAGTTGAGCCTTCGCTGCCTCGACTTCCTCGGCTGGAACATTGCCCCCGTCTATTGTAGTAAAACTCCATCTCCTCCAATCCCCACTCATGTCTTCTGGAACGTAACACCATAAATCGTAAAACCAGCTTGCCGTGCCATCAGGTGTGGAAATGAATAATGCCCAACCTTGTTTATCTGCTAATGCTGGCCTGATAACTTGAAACCATACATCAGAATCCATAAAAGCTGCCTCGTCTAGTACTACTCCAGCTAGACTTCGACCACGAAGAGTCATTGCGTTTTCTGTTCCTTTCAGTTCAATCAGCGAGCCATTTATCAATTCAATCTTTAAATCGGTTTCGTTTTTGCTTTTTACCCAGGATAAAGGTACTAACTTTTTAAGTTCTTTCCAAGCAATGTCTTTTGCCATTCGATATGTAGGGGCACAATAGAAATAGGTTTCGCCTGGTCGTTTGATCGCAGCGTTTACAAGTTCGATACATGATAAGTAGGATTTTCCAAATCTTCTGCCAGCTACCAGTACCCTAAATCTTTCTGCTGCATTGAACACCTCCCCCTGTGCCCATCGCAATGTTAACTTTTCGGCTGTTTTTGGACTCATGTAATACAGAATACCCTTAATTTTGGTTAATTTGCTAGTTTTTGTCGACTATTTTACTGTTTTAGGG